CTCACTGCATCTAAGGGGCTGCCAAGTTGAACTTGAAGCCTTGAATTATCATGGCTGAATCCGGTGATTGCATAAACTTCTTGGCTGTGTTCTGACCCTTCTGCAAACGTCACTGGGTCAAGCCACACTGTGCGAATTTCAGCAATCCAAAATTCTCGGGCGGCCTGCTCGAACACTGACAGCGATATTGTGTTCAAATCAAAAACTAGCGATGCTTGAATATTTCCAGCTTCGAGGTCGAGTGTGCCTCCACTAAAACCAAACCCTCCATACGAATAGTCTGAATTGTCATAGCGACGTGTCTCGCCTTTGAAAAAGTTTTGCCAACGGTAATTACTCTCAGTGCCTTGGCTGGTTTTTAGTTTGAGATAAATACCTATGGCAATCGTCATCAGCCCACTCCTATTTGACGGCGAATGGATGGACGGTTTTTCATATCAGAGAAAACTTGAGCCCTAGCCTGTTTGATCGCTAAAGCCGAGGCTTTTTGCACTTGATCAATGCTTGCATACTCCACGTTATTAATGACTTGAGTTTCGATAATCATGGAGCCTCCTCCACCTATGGTAGCTTCCTTAGTTTTTTCGATTGCACTATTAAAGCTTGCGGTCTCTTCCCGCCTTGTCTCCCTTTCGCGAATAAGGTTGTTGGCTGTGACTATTGAGTTCGTATTTTGAGCGAAAGCTGTAGTTGCTGCACTCGTTGATGCGCCTTCCTCTTTGTTTGAATTCCCGCTTGCTGCGCCACTCATCGCACCTCGAGCGGCACCAAAAGCGTCTTTGTTAGAAATAATGGTCCCCGCGCTATCCGGCACCCAAAGTTCTGGCCCGTCCTCGCCAATTACTGCAAGTTTGTTAGGTGCGGGACGACCACCATCGGCAAAGAAACTAGAGATCCCCAAGCCTGCACTGCCCACACCCATAAAGATTTGACCAAGACCAGCCAAAAAGTTCTGAGTACCACCTTCTTGCAATTTGGTTATCCCGTTGGCGACCATGCCAATACCGGCCAGAACAGTAGTCGCAGCTCCTATTGCGGATTGCGCACTCTTAGCGGTCTCACCTACCCCCGCTAAGGATTCACCTAGATCAACAAACTCGCCAGCTTGCATTGACATATCAAAAGTGAGTGCCTCGGCAGCCTCCCCTGCGGACCCCATCGTTGAACTAAGTGTTTCCATAGCAGGGGTAAGTGTGTTCGTGGTTGACTCGAAGGGTTCTACCGCTATCGGTATCGCTGTTCCTCTCGGTTGCATGTCATCACCACCCACAAAGTTACCTATTTCAGGGTGTGAATCTGATCTTCCGTATTCTGAGTCGTAGCCGCCACCCATACCGGCAGGTACGTCTTTAATTCTGTCGAGTGCTGCTTTAATATCGTCAAGCTGTCTTTTTGTGTTGTCTTTAAATTCACCTGTTAAGGTTTTTATTTGTTCTTCTGTATCTTGTAAATTAAAAGCTTCACCGAATAAAGTTTCAAACTGTTCGTTTAACCCGTCGAATGCATAATTAAATAGACCATCAGTTACTGCGCCAGTCAGTGTGTTGGCAAAGGTGTCCAAAATAGCGCCAGGGTCTTGGCCATTCAGCAGTCCACCGGCTGCATTACGCAACGCACCTGTAAATGTCTCTGCAGCGAGCTTCACTAAGCCCACACGCTGGAGCAAGGGCTCTAAACTATCATTTAGTTCTTGCTGTCTATTACTCGTAGCTTCCAGTACACCTTGATATTCAGTTAGTAATTCGTTTATTTCTGCATTAATTGGTATGCCTTGCTTTACAAGGTCGTTGCGCATAGCTTGCACAGCAGCTTCAATTTCTACTTGCTGAATTTGACGCTCTGCGTTATCACCTAATGAAGCAACTGCTTTTGCAGCCTCCGTTGCAGTAGCACGCAGATTTTCTATACCACTTGATTTCAAGCCCTCAATATCACCAGTAAGTTGTGCTACAGCATCTGCAGTAGCTTTTTTTTGCGCATCTGCAAGACCTTGAGGCAGCTTCTTCAGTGCAGTTTGATAGTTTATTTCAATATCGGCTAAAGCTGATTGTCGTTTGTTTGAGTCTAGTCCTACATTGCCTGTTACTACTTTAGTGGCTGCCTCTTTATTTAACTGCAGCATTTGCTTTTGGTTGTCGTAGTCAAAGGGATTAGGATTACTGCCACCTTGCCTGAAAGCTCTGGCTCTTAATTGAGCATTGGCAATGCCCTCTTCACTTACCTCGGGGCGCATGATATTCAGGCCAGAAGTAAGGAGATCTGGCCGTGTCCTAAGTTGTTCTAACTTAAGATTTGCTAGGTCTGAATTTACTTTGCTTAAAGTATCGTTTAGCGCCCGAGTTGCGTCTAAAAGCTGATTGTTTAACCTCTTTCGTTCTGCTTTGAAACCATCTAAATCAAAAGATAGATCTTCTATTTTAGGTGGAGCAGGCATAGCTTTCTTATACAATCCGTTTGTACCTAATTCTGCTTTCGCACCAGCAAATGCAAAATCAGCTAACGCCTTATTTTGTGTGTAACCCTCCAGTATTTTCATGAAGTCGGCATCACCGCTTCCAGCCTTAAGTGATTCCGAAACATCAAAATTTCTTTTTACAATATCGATTACTTCTTGGATTGGGATGTCAGATGAAATGCCATAGTCTTCTGCAAAGCCTGCTTGCAATAAAGCTAATAATTTTGTTGATGATATATCGTTAGCAGATGCTACATTTTTGAAGTTATCCGTTGTGTCATCAAACATAGTGTAACCTTTCGTTCTTAACTTGCCGACTTTAAGCGCCGTTTCCATATCCTCTTCATTCTTTCTTCGATTAACCTCAGCTTGATAGTTAGCGACCTTTACATTGAAGTCGCCTGCTTTCTTTTGAAGTTTTGCCTTCTGTTCTTCTAACTTATATCCATAGTCAGCAGTATCCTTCGCTAGTTTTGCTACTTGCTGTTTAAGGTCAAACTCACGCTTAAGACGTTCCTGCTCTGCTGTAAGAAGGCTATTGGTGTAATCATCTAAAATGTTCGCGACTTGTAGCGCTACTCCAGTCAGCCCTGTCTTCGCTTGCTCTTGTGCTTGCTGGATTCGGGCTAGTTCAACACGGAACTGTGCTTCTCGGCCTTGCTGTAGTTTCTGTTGATTGCCTTGTTCAATACGGAATTTATAGTCAGCTAGTGATCTTTCAATCTTTTCCCTCTCTTTTTTCAGTAGGGCTTCAATGGCTGTGCGTTCTTTCCCGAGAATTTGTACCGTTTCCTTATCGGCTTTCTTTTGCGCTTCTGCGGTTTCTTCTTTAATAAGTTCTTCTTGTCGTCTTCTTAGTTTCGAGGCTTCTTCCAGTGCTGCTTTTAAGTTCTTCCGTTCCCTAGCCGTCTTCCTCGCAAAGCTATTCTTGGCATTTTGGAACATTGGGGTTGTGTTTTCTAATTCTTTTAATCTTTCTGCTGCTTTCTTTGCGCTCTTTGCTTGTTCTTCAAGTTGTTCGTTAATTTTTTCAATTGCAGATTGGCGTGCGGCTTGCGCCATTTCCTTTTGACGACGCATCCATAGACTTGACTCTTCATTAACACCTGCTAACGATGTTTTTAAGCGTTCATTAGCTCGAATACCTTTATTTATAGTCGCAGTCCTTTGTACCCCATTTGAATACTTAGACCACAGTTGTAAGGCTAAGCCCATGACAACTGTGATAGCGAGCATCTGAGCAGCAAATAAGGCAAGTCCAATGGCGGCGGATTTAATTGCAGCCCCTGCAACTTTGAAGGCACTGGCTAATTTTACTTTGACTGCAGTAGCTAGTTGGCCTACGCCTGCAGTAACTTTTCCTATTGGATTAATATTTTTTGCGATGTTATTTGCGTTTGCGTCCAACTTCATCAAGGCTGTTGTAGCCGCACCGGATTTAGTTGCGAGGGTATCCATTGCTGTAGCCGCAGCAAGGGCTGCGGTAGCAATTGAGCTGCCTATTGCTGTGCTTGTCCCCTGAGCTAGTACCGCTATTTCTAGTAGGACAGCTTTGATCTTTAAAGCGACAGTGCGCACAGTTTGTGTAATAATCGCGCCTGTATTTGCAACTACTTCTATAATGCTAGTTATGAACGCTATAACATTAGCTTCAAGTCCTTTTATTACACCTATAATAAAATTCCTGATGTTTAATATAGTAGGTTTAATACTACTCAATATTGCTTTTAAGCCTGCCCACCATTTTTTGTATACCGCTGCTGATCCTGCTAACTGAACTACTAGGCGAGCTATAGCGTTGATTCCAGATTTCTCTAAAATTTCAATGTACAGGACTGTTTGGGATAGGAACTGTATCCAGTCCGATGCCATTAAACCTGCATATAGATCAAGAACACCTTTTAATGCAGGCGCGATAGCCTTGACTATCGAAACTAAATATTCAAAGCTATCTATTACAACTTCAAATTTAATAATTTGAAACTCAGCAAAAGCCGCTACTAAGCGTCCTACACTAGGTAGTAGTGTATCGATTAACGATTTTATATCATTAAGTATTCTGACCGCCATTGGTCGAATATAATCGTACACTTTATCCATTATTGATTCAACAAACTCAATTACTAATACACCGGCTTCTTCTAGCCCCTTAGCTATATCTTCTTGACTGATTAAATTAAAAGATGAACTTCCTATAATATTTTGCGCTAGTCGAGCTACTTCTCCAAAAGCAGTGCCTAAGGCGGAAGCGAAGCCCAGTAATTGCTTAAATACACCTGATAACTTATCGAATATAGCTGTTATCGCGTCTAACAAAGGAGCTAATACTGGCTTACCTATTTCTCGGGTGAATTCTTCGTAGACTTCCAACACATTTGACAGCACGCCTGATAATTGCGTGGCCGCAATCTTTTGGCCTGCTCCAAATGCGGCGAGACGACCCTCCAACCAACTGACTAAACCTTCTGCGGATGCCTTCGCTTTTGTTACATCTTCGTTTGTGATTCCAAGACTTCGGGCTAGAACAGAGTTTTGATCGATATTACCTGTCAGGATTGAGCGGATCTCCTGCGTGGCGTACATCGGATTGGATAAGCCAATTGTCCCGAGAGCTGCAGCAAAGCTTATCGATAGATCTTCGGCGTCTTTTAAGTCACCACCTATTTGACCAATTTGAGCGGAAACAACTGAGAAGGTTTGGATGATTGCTTGCGACGTTGTGCCTGCAATCTCTAAAGAACGCCGTCTGATATTTGTGATTGTCTCCTCAATGGGCTTATCGAGAGCTTCAATTGCAGCTAGTGGGTCATTGATTTGTAGGCCATCAACCAATACTCGAGCTGTAGACGCAAGTGTTGTTTTAGTTTGTAGGATTGTTGCTTCGAGTTCTGCTTGGCGGCGAATCGTGCTGTTGAAGAAACCGTTGAAAGTTTGCTGAACTAGCCCAATCGACTGCTGTAAACCAAAAAAGACGTACCCTAACCTTGCGACGGATTGGGCAGAGTTGTTGACTGTTGTACTTAATGCTTCAAAACCTGTACCGACGATTGTCGTCGGCATCAATTTGTTAATGTTTTGAAGTTGTTTCGCAAAGTTGCCAAGCTCGGGCAGCAGATAGCTGAAAGCTTCTTTTAGGTCACCTACTGCACCTACATGTCGGTTAATTGACCCCAGTGCTGTGTCAGAGTACTCCCATACAAACTGCAAGCCCTTGCCTACTGCCTGCAGACCAGCGGCGGCTTGATCTAAATTGGGGAATTGAAGGTCTAAACTGCCAGCTTTTTTGTCAATACTTTCTAGCTTCTTATCAACTTTGTCTAGCTTTTTATTGGCTTCATCAATTTCGGCATTTATAAATAAGTTGTATTCCGCCATGCTCGAATCGACCTCTGTATACGCTCTTAGTTTAAGAGGTATCTTTAGTTTTTGAATTCAAAGCAATGAAAACATGAATGGGTAGGTTTCTTTTTATTAATAATGTTTTCAGTATCGAACGGGTGATTTCTGTCGGCCTGTCGTCGCTGCTTCTATCGCCCTCGAGTGGCTCCCATGCGGGGTATGGCAGGAAATCCTGGGGCTTGGTTCTAGGCGGTGACTTCTTCGACCCGCTGTATGAGTGCGCAATTTGAATTAGATAATTACAAACATAAGAGGCACTTACGGAAGTACTATTTAATTGATGCTGTTGTTTGTTCTCCGATAGAAGCAACAGTCTTCGTATTGTTTGCGAGGGAGTGCGCAGGAATTTCTCGGGGTAAAACTCTTTGCCAAATGGTGTGAATTGCATTTGGCAATAAACTTCGTCCCAATCGGTGGGAGGGGAGTTCAGAAAAGTCGCGATCCGGTCGAGCTTGTCTTTAACATCCTCCTCCTCTTCACCTACTCCCTTTAGTCGTTTCCCGCTTCGCTACTCTCCACAGGCCACCCATCCTGTTCCCATAGAACAAAGTTGTAGATCTGCTCAAGGATTTTGGTGGGGATTTGATTTGTATCCTCTGCTGACCAGTCATCTGTTTTTGTCCACTCCTTTGCTCGGGGTAGCTTTACCTCCCCTCGGTACTTCAGACACAGCGTTGCGTACCCTGCCATCTGCTCGACTTGTGAAATGCCTGAGTTCGTCAGGTTCTCTAGCTCTTCAGCGTAGGAGTAAAGCAGTTCTTGATTGTCTTGTGTATTGGCCGTGGACATCAGTTCCACTGCTTCTTTAACGCCAATCCCTTTATCCTTTGCGATCCGTTGCGCTAATTTCAATGAGGCATACGTCGATTTGGATTGTTGACGGGCGACAGCTTCAATGCCTTTTGCTTCACCAGGGACAAGATCCTTATAAATCGGGAAGCGAAATGGGCCAATTGGCCAATAATCTTCTGCAGCAAATAGTAGGCCGGTGTACTTACTCATGGAAGTGTGTCATTCACTTTTTATTATACGGCTGAGTTATAGTGCTAACTGGATCGGGGAACGAGGGGGTCGGGTGCTCCCTCATTCCTTTTTCACTTCTAATTTAATGTTCCACGCTCGGTACGCTTCGCCTTGCTGCGTCATTTCCTCAGGAAGCAGCACTTTCACTTTCACACTCCCGCTCTGAAGCGGTAGCTCCCTACCTGGCATTTGTGGCTCTAAATAAAATGCGCCTACATGTGCATGTTCGTCCGTTAGTTCTACGTTCACTGCATAGGCACAATTAATTGGATTGGTTAGCAGGTCGTAATGCATAGCAAATAAAAAAGCCCCGAACGGGGCTCTAAGTTAAGCAGTGGACTAAATACGTCTTACATACTCAGTCTAACTAGGCTGTTTTGAAGGTCACTCTGGTCCCCTGAAGAGATCTCTTCACCCCAGAAGCTGATGCAGTTCCACTTGCATCGACAGCTTGGGTGACTGCTCCATCCAACACATTCAGCGTGAAGATCGTGCCTGCAGCCAATGAAGCGTCAGGATTGATCGTGAATACGTTGGCGTTGCTACTTGTCCCTTGTGTAACTGTGGCACTTACCTTCGCTCCAGTAGAAGCGTTTGTAAGTTCAAATCCAGCTCCATCGGTTTGACCCAGCGCTAGCTGTGTTAGCGCAGCAGTTCCATTGCTTGTGAATGTAACCGTCAAGTTCGCGGACACACTGATAGAACTTGCGTTATCAGTAGGTACAACAGCTACTTGGCGCACTCCTGACTCGAGGAACAGCAGGTTGGAATTAACTCCACCGAAGACAATCTGACTGCTGCCGTTGTCATAACGTCCGAAAACAGGCTTGCCTCGAGACATGAGATCGAAGGTGACTTCCGTCAAGCCTTCAGCATTCATGTTCTCGCTGTAGTTCCCGATGCAGGCATTGAAACCCGTGAAGTCGTAGACGTAATTCCCTGTAGACCCGTCTGCCTGACCAAGTTCTTTCAAGAATTCAATGTAAATCTCGAAATTCTTGTCGTAACGAGCACGTTCGATAAGAGCAAAGCCCTCGTCGTAGTTACCTCGGAACTGGGGGCACTCTGCTCCAGCAGGGATTTCAGCATCCTTCAGGAAGTAGGTGGTGCATGATGCTTGAACTCCAGATCCTGTAATAACTGAATCGTTCCAGCCATCGTCTCCGAGTAGGCGGAAGTCTTGATTGTTATCTGAAATCTGGAAGTTGGTTTGTGTTACACCTTGGATCTCGACATAGGAATTCCCTGTGTCAAGGGTTGGAAGGGTAATCATTCCAGCGTCACTACGGGTTGCGTAGTAGCGGCAGGGTGGGTTCAGACCAATGGCGCGGACGATGGTTCGGTGCGCCTTGTGGAATGAAAGCCCAATGGCATAGTCAGCCATGAGTTCAGCTCCTTAGGGGATCGGGGGGTTGATGTACGGGCCGAGAATTCGGGCCGACAACGACTCAAAAGTCGCCTCTGTTCGGGCCATGTACGTGACTTGGTCCCGAGGGAATGTCCTTGCAAGACGCCTTGCGACATCTCGTAGGTTTAAGCGCATTTCTGTGCTGTTTTCCCATCCATAATTCGTGAAACGTACTTGCCATTTCTCGTAAGAAACAACGCCGCTCATTGAACCTGGATTGACAATTTCAGGAACATCCTCGATTATCATTTCGATACCGTTGATGTTCCATTCGGAAGGCACCATCGACTCGCCTATGACATACACAGCAGGAATAAGCTCCCCGCTGGGTAGTTGATATCGACCGGGCCATTGATTAGACGGAACTAACGTCAAATCTGAATTTCGGATACTCAGAATGTGGCGCTCAAGCGTGTCGCGTAACCATGTAACCGGTGGGCAGGATGTTGAAATTGTCATAGCCTATCCAGCTCAGTGGAAAGGTATTCACCGAGTTTTACCTTGGATTCTTCCATTGGAAGGCGGGTCCATGGTCTGCCCGGAAATGGGCGACGTGTGCGGGTGCTTACGCCTCCATCGTGGACTTGTTGCGCATATTCCACCGGCCAAGTGAATTGAAGAGCGCCTGTGCTTGTATCTTCAATTCGTGTTTGGCTGGCTCGTAATCGGCCCGTGTCCACAATGTCCCGTACCTCGGGGGGTGTCGGGTACTCCCATTTCACTGCAGAGATTTCTTCAGTAAAACGGGCGTCCAAGTAGATGGCGAGATTTCTCATCGCCTTTGGAATTGCACGTTGTAGGTCTCGGGATAGTTTGGGGTTTGGACTTGCCATTAACCTTTACCTCCGATTACTCGGAATGTGCCTTGAATTAATTGACGCAAGGCGGAATAATGATTCCGGTCCATTGTCAAATCAAATACCAGCTCAAATCGACCTTTATACCCATTGATAATCGCGGTGGCTTGATTGCCATTCGTGATACGGGGATCGAGCTTTGCTGGTGTTAAAAGACGGCCTTGACAGGCATAAGTAGTGTTGTCCACACCACTCTCGCCTTTCCAATTAGGTCGTTGCAGATTGAGTGTTGCTAAATAATCCACCGTTTCAGTTTGGCTTAGTTCCGTAATCAAGTTTCCAGTACTTGGATCAGTCGTATACGTCTTTGTATTCAAGGTAAATGTCAATTGAGCATTACCGTGAGGGGCGTATTGAGCAATCGTAGTAGCTGAAATACTCATTAAAAACTAAACCCACAATGAGGTTGACTATTCAGTAAACGCTTGTACTCCTGGCCATAAAGCGTTGCGTCGAGTTGATCACCACTGGGCGAACCACTGACACTGCCGACCTGGAGTCCAATTTGCATCGTGCGCATTGACAACGTGTGGGCTGTCAAATACTGGATAGCTGCGGTACGAAGCAATGTTGAATTCGTCGCAGACCATCCAGTTGGTGGGCAAAATAGAATGGCTTCTGTCAACGCAGCTTCCACTACAACAGTGGACTGTTCCTCAAACTCGGGGAAACGAGCTGTGAAATCAGCGAGCGTTGGGTCGGCCATCAGCCCTTACCTTCCGTGATTGCAGAAATGCGCTTGTTAATCGCGTTCCGCACGCGAATGCGCTTCTCATTGGCTTCCCACTTCTGAAGCTGCGTGATATCGAATGAATCTTCAATCAGGCGCATTGCAGACGTTACGTCCACATTGTCCAAATCAGATACATCGACTGCGGTGTTAATCGCAAGCTCAGCTTCATCCTCGGTTTCGACTCGTAACGCACCTAGTGCCATCAAATTTTTGACGACGGTCTTGGTTTTAATGCGCTCCCAATCTGAAACCTTGAAGTCCCTATTCACACCGTTCTCTAGCTTGACGAAATCACTGAGGCCGTTTTTTTGTGTAAACGTGAAACCAAGGCTGGCTTCTTTTGCCATGGGTGGGTTTTCAAGTTCGGGGCGGTAGACAAGAATCATTGCGAAGTGGTGGGGTGACTGTTCTAATTATAAGTTGGTTGATCCAACTTATAACTTTAGTTTTCCTCCATGACAATTACACTCTTCGGGTAATAAAGAGCGAGACCGCCAATGCGGGAATGAGCCGCAACACTAAATTCCAGTGCTTGACGTAGAGGAGGAAGAAACTCCAGTGGCTGGGGAATGTGCAACTGCAACTTGTCAGGGCTGCGGTCGTAAGTCACAATTCGGTTCTTACCTAAGGCACCACCACTCTTACTCGCATCAAGCTCGTTAATGGGCTCGATTGCAGTAATAAATGGATTTGTGCGGAGGAAGAATTCCATCACTGTTGTGTCACTCGCCTCGGAAGCACGAGTGGTGGAAATGATGCGATACACCTCGTAAGGAACCAACATTGTGTTGGGCTGTTCCTTCATGTTTGAACCATTCACCAAGCGGGTGGCGGGTTCATTCAGAAGTGACAGCATCTCATCTGTAGTCGTACCGGCATCGGTAAACCACTTGTCAGGAACGATCTTGTCAACTTGATCGTTATTGAAAAAGCCCTTCATGCCGGAGGCTGCGTCTCCGAAATAGGCGATCTCTTGCACTTTCTCCTCATAAGCACGGCGCACTGCATTAGCGCGACGTTGCTCAAGATTTGTATTCGGGACCATCGCAGCAGCGCGAGTCTCCTGAATTGTGTAGGCGAAAGATGCACCCAAACTGCGTACTGGATGCGTGATTTCCTTACGCAAAACATCGGCTCGGGGGAGATCCGATGCCTTGTCTTGGATCACCTTCATTGATCCCTGCTTGTCAAACACGCGATACGTGAATGAGTCGGCACCAGGACCAACTTCCGAACTAATCGGAAGGAGAGAGGCGTATTTAATGTCGGCATATTCGACCTCGTAGCTACGAGACAGAATTGTCTCCAGCTCACGAGCTAGAAAAATACCAACGTCGTCGTTGCGGATTTCAGAGGTCATGATCAAGAGTCAGCGGTGAAGGTGGCGGATGGGATGTCCAGCTCCAGCAATGCCAGACCTGCCGCAGAACATTCAGATAGCCAACGTGCGCCAGTGGCGACTTTGACTGTCTTGTTTGCCGCAGCGGTTTTGGTGAAACGGCCTTTGTCTTTACCTGCGGTGCTGCCTGACTCATCCGAGAGGAAGAACCGGACATCGTCACCGAGTGCAATTGCAGTGGCTGAGTAAACCCAAATCACGCCTTTCGACATGACATTGAGTACCTGCTTGTCTGGATAACCTGCGTACTTATCGCCATTGGCGTCAGTACGAAGATTGGTTGGATTAGGCACATAAGCACCCTTACCCCCAGAGACACCCTCGAATGTGAAGGAGTCGACGGCAATACCAACAATGTTGGTAGCTCCACCGGCTAGATCCACCGCATAAACAGTGTTACTGGTCGGGGTATTGTCAACTGCAAGCATGCGTCCAAACGGAAGCGCTGCACCTGACTGATTGTTGTAGCTGCGAGATACATAAGCTTGCAAATCAGCAAGCATGCCCTCATGCCCCTGTGTTAGGTCCAATGGATAGGAACCTTGCGCACCGACAGGGTTGGTAACGGTGGTTGTCGTGTAAGTAACAGCCATTGGATTATTTGGAAGCGGTTAAGGGTTGTTTCCAGGCATCAGCCATCCGTGATCGATAGGTCGCCGTTGTTGACGACGCATCGGAAAGACGGGTTGTACTGGAAAGAGCATCGCGAAGTTGCTGCGTGCTGTCTGCACGAGCGGCTTCATCTGCAACATGCTCTTCGCTTACTTCCTCCTCAACTTCTTCCGCATCTATGCGAGAAAGCAGGCCATCCACCACACCAGCGATGTATGAAAGGTCTGCGTCTTCTCGAGGTTCGGATTCAGTCAGTTCAGTGAAAGCTTGACGATAAAGAGTTTCAGTATCGATACCATCGAATTTGAAATCTTCGTCAAAGGCAGGCGCGAGATGTTGAAGAGTCTCGAGGCGCTTAGCAACTAGCTCATCGATTTGAGCTTGATCTAAACGAGTTTCCTCGGGAGCTTCATCTACACGCGACTGCAAATTAGAAACAAGCTCGTCTGCTTGTTCTTTTTCTAGGCCCAGAGTTTCGATCTCCTCTGCGAGGTTGTCACACCGCTCACTAAGAGAGGTGTTTTCAACTTCTGCTTTGTCCAGACGATCCTGCAACATGCGCAGGTGTTGCTGAACAGCGGAAGCTGCCTCGACTGGGAGATCAAGCTCAAGGCCGTCTAGTTTGATAGACGCCATTGGAATAGTGAGCTGCGATTGTGTGGGCTGGGGTTTTTGCTCGAGGTCATCGGCTACAGCATCTGCTGTATCCATTCGGTCCATCAACAAGCGCACTTCTGAGCCAGCCCGGCCCTTTGGTACAACTGCTATGTGATTGACACGAATTTTGCGCTGAACACCGATGTAGTTTTCACCATCTGGGGTGATCCCCGGAGTTGGATCAAAATCAACGCGGTATCCAGCACTGACTTCACGGGCATCACCACGCTGAACTTTTTCGATGGAGTCTTTGTCCGTTAAGACAATTGCGACTTCAACAAATCCGTCGTTGTATCGAACCTGACTACCTGTGTAGCCAATTTGATACTGCTTGGTGTTGTCTGTGGTAAGC